TGCGCGGCACCGCCGGCTGATCCAAAACAGGGAGATCCGGGCGGTGGCCGATACCGTGGTAACATCGGCGCCGGGCACCGTGGGCATGTCCCTGGGCGTGGAGCCGTCGCAGATGGAAATGGTGGCCCTGCCGTCTGCGGTGGACAACTGGCTGGCCTGCCAACTGCGGGCCATTGATCCGGGCCACCATATGGACGATTACAAGTTTCTTGCGCGGACCAAGGAGGAGGCGGAGGCCAACATGGCGGCCGTGACCGAGCGCATGGAGGCCATGGGCCTGAAAGTCAACCGAAAGAAGTCCAAGATCGTGCCGCTGTCAAGGCCGTTTCGGTTCTGCAAGGCAAAGTTTTACCTGACGGAAACCGGGCGGATCATCACGCACGGGTGTCGGGACGGCATGAAACGGGCGCGGCGGAAACTGCGGTATTTCCGGGCGCAGGTGGACGCCGGAACCAAAACGGCGGCGGAGGTGGAGCGGTGGCTGAACGATGGACCAATCGCCTATTATGAGCAATTCAACGACCACGGGCGGGTGCTGCACCTGCGGCGCCTATATTACGCCCTATTCATCAAGGGCAGAACCGAGGAGGAAAAACAATGTATCGGATCGTGAAGGACGGGGCGGAAATGGCGCTGACCGAGGCCCCCAACTATGTGCGGAAGGCAAAAAACGGGTGTTTTGTGCTGTGCCAGGAACCGGAGGCGGCGGGGATCGCCCACGGCGGGACCGTGTACCACCTGCTGGGCCGGGAGGCCCTGGAGGGCGCGGAAAGCGTGTTTCTGGAGGCCGTGGACGCCGGCGTGGAGGTCCAGGCCGCCAGGAGGAACGCGGAGAACAACGCCAGACTGTCCGGGCAGTTGTCGGCGGCGGCCCGCCTGTATGTCCAGGCGGCCACGGACGTGCCGGACGAAACCGCCCTGGAAATGCCGGACCTGTTTAAGACCTGGGAGGAGGTCCTGGAGGCGGGCGTGACCGTGGCGGAAAATTCCATCATCAACGACGGCGGCACCCTGTACCGTGTCGTGGCACCCGGCGGAGTGCTTCCGCAGGCGCACCAGCCGCCCCACGGGGAGGGTATGCTGGCGGTATATCGCCCCATTGATACCGCCCACAAGGGCACCATGGAGGACCCAATCCCGTGGGTGTACGGCATGGACTGCACCAGCGGCCTGTATTACTCCTATAACGCCGCCGTCTACCTGTGCAAAGCGGACATGAAACCATGCGTATGGGCACCCGGAACCGCCGGCCTGTGGCAATGGGAGGTGGTGGAGTAAATGGACGGGATCCAGTACATCGTCAAAAAGCGCATGAAGGCGGAGGGCCTGGACGGGTATTTTAATCTCCCATACGGGACCACCGGGGAGGCCGTGGGGGAAATCATCTATTGCGAGGGGAAGGCCGTGTGCGCTGTCAAAAGCCGGAAAGCGCACCTGTTTTTCGCCCGGAACGACGACGGCAAGGGGCGGGAGCGGGGCGCCCTGACGCTGGCCATCACCAAGCGGCTGGAGAAGCGGGACAAGGACCATCAAGGCCGATGGGATCGCGTGTGGGAGGATCCCGTGTGCCAGAAGTACCGACACCAGGAGCATGAGGATCACTTTATATGGGGACACGCATTTTTCGAGGCCCCGGTGGAGGATCTGCGGCACATTGCCGCCCTGGTGGGCGCAAGGGGGTGACAGCGTGGACAGTGTGAAGGTGATCGCGGAACTGTGCGCCGTCATTGACCGAATGAACATTATCGTGCAGGCCCAGGCCATGGAACTGGCCCAGCATGGGGCGGTGGCCTATGCGGAGGAGATCGCGGCGGTGCGGGCGCAGTACACCCGGGCCATCGGTGAGGGGGTGGGACCGTGAGCGTGGAGGAGATCCTGCTGGGCGGCGGGGGTGCCCTGGTGGCCGTTATGACGCTGATCCAGGTGGCGCCACTGAAAATAAATCCGTGGTCCGCGGTGGCCAAGGCCATCGGGCGGGCCATCAACGGAGAAGTGATCGCCAAGGTGGACCAACTGGAGCAGGACCTGAAGGACATGAAGGCGGACCAGGAGGAGCGTGACGCGATCAGTTGCCGGTCCCGGATCCTCCACTTCGGGGATGAAACCATCCACGGAGTGCGGCACACAAAAGAACACTTTGACCAGATCCTGCGGGATATTACCACCTACGAGCGGTATTGTGACAACCACCCCAATTTTGAGAACAACACCACGGTGCTGACCTCCAAGCGAATCAAGGATATTTACGAGGACTGCCTGGAAAAGGCTGACTTCCTGTAAAGGGGGCGCGGGGCGTGAAAATGCTGATCATTGCGGCGGCCGCCATGGCAGGCGGTGCCGTGCTGGGGTTTGCGCTGTGCTGGGCCGCCACGCGGCTGGCCGGCGGGAACCGAAAAGCGGCCGCACGTCTGGCCAAGGCCGCGGAAAAGAAAATGGGCACCATGGACAAGGTGCTGATACTGGAGGCCGTGGTGCTGATCCTCTATACCGCGGCGGATCTGGTGGTATTCTGGCACACCGGGAACGAGCCGGCCACTCTGACGGCCTGCGTGTTCGGTGTCTGCGGATTTGAAAACGGGGTCATGGGGTGGATTAAGACCACCAAAGAAAAACAGGCGGCGGAGGCCGCCAGAACGAGCGGGAGCGGCCGCGGGGCCGCCCCGGTGGAACCGCCCACGGAGCGGGAGGAACCGCCAGACGTGGGCCTGTAAGGAGGGAAAACGCTATGACAGAAAACCAACTGCGGCAGAAGGTGGCCGACATTATCAACGCATGGGTGGGGGCAACCAAGGGGAGCGCCAAACACCTGGAGATCCTGGAGATCTACAACGGCCACAAGCCCCTGGCCCGCGGCTACAAAATGCAGGTGAAAGACGCCTATTGCGCGGCCACGGTGAGCGCGGCATACATAAAGGCCGGGATCGCGGAGTACACCGGGACCGAGTGCGGCGTGGAGAAGTTCGTGCAGATCGCAAAGGGTAAAGGCATTTGGGTGGAGAATGACGCCCACTTCTGCCATGTGGGCGGTGCCTGCGTGTATGACTGGGACGATACCGGAAAAGGCGACTGCACCGGAGCCGGGGACCACATCGGCATTGTGACCCAGGTAAACAGCGCGGCGGGCACCTTTGTGGTGACAGAGGGCAACATGAGCGGCGGCAAGGTGGGAAAGCGTACCATGGCCATCAACGGGAAGTATATCCGCGGGTTTATCTGCCCGGACTTCGCCGCCATTGCCAAGAAGATGGGCGGCGGGAGCGACGGCGCCGGCCAGACCATCCACACCGTGAAGGCCGGGGAAACCCTTTCCAAGATCGCCGGGACCTACGGCACCACCGTGGACGCCCTGGTGGAGATCAACGCCATCCAAAACAAGAACCTGATCCGGGTGGGCCAGGTGCTTATGCTCCAGGACACCCCACAGGCGGCCGCCGACAAACTGGAGGCCCTGGGCGTGATCAATTCCCCGGACTACTGGGCAGACGCGGCGGAGGCCGGGAAAGTCCAATACCTGGGGATCCTGCTGGAAAAGGCCGCGCAGACCATCACCAAGGCAAAGCCGCGCACGGGCACCCCCCAGGAGGGCGTGGCCGCCCTGGTGGCCGCCGGCGTGATCAACACCCCGGACTATTGGCTGGCCAACTACGACACATTCCCCTCCCTGGACCTGCTGCTGTGCGCCCTGGGCGGGGCTGTGAAATAAAACGAGGAGGACATACACATGGAAACCATTCTGCAGTACATTCCCCTGGCCGTGTCCGCCATCCTGCTGGCGGCCCTGATCCTGACCGTGATCACCAACATCATCACCCAGGTGGTGAAGAAAATCACCTGGGACAAGATCCCTACCAATATCCTGGCGGTGGTGGTGGCCATGGCCGTCACCCTGGTGGCTTTTTTTGCGGTGTTCCAGATCATGGGGTGGGCCGTCACCTGGTACATGGTGGCTGGAGCGGTGGCCCTGGGCCTGTTCGTGGCCTATGCCGCTATGTTTGGATTTGATAAACTGCGGGAGGCGCTGGAACAGATCACCAACTGGA